AAAGCCATCCAGATTAGCCAGCTCCGGCTTCTCCTCACGATGTTTGAGTATTGAAACTCGCATATGGTAAGAGAGTGCTCGAGGAGGTGTTAATTCTGGTACTCTAGCGATTGCACCCAGCAGTTGAGCACTGTACTGGTTGTACAATTCCTTGCCATGATAAACGAGCTCATCTAAGGCAGTGGAGATAATAGCCTCACAGTCAGCGTAGGAATTACTAGATTCCTTCTGCCAATTGACCATGTCCATAATAGAGGCCAAATCAAGCGGGGCAACGTATCGACCGAATTCACGATCAAATCTAAAGCCCCTCTTTAGAAATGAGGACTTAGCAAGCGACTTCATCGACCACTTGTGTAGACCTTTGTCTGCGGGCGTGTAGACATAGCCCAAATGAGCAACAGCTGAAGCGACCGACTGTCCATTATACAGGTTAGTGAAGCCAGGGTCGCAACAATACAAATTGTCGTCTCCCAACACGATCAAATAAACATGATCGTCAAACAACGGTGTTGGCTTCATGTGTTTCGTCTTACCGTACCAAGCAGCCCTCATGAGCAACTGATTGGCGGTGCAATTGAAAAACGTTGTAGGAGGTGCGCCAGAAGGAAGAGCAGTGAACCACTCATAGACATATCCCTCATTCAAATGGACCGAGTTGACAATTTCTTGCCATAAAACTTCCCGAACCAAATTAGCTTCTTTGTCCGCATCACCATAAAAAGAAGAAACCACGGAAAATACTGCTAAAGACATAGCGTTTCTATGATTGGTGTCAAAACCGGCTTGATCGCCGTCTTCCTTGTTTTCATGGTTGCCAAACTTATCAAGCTTGGTGGCTATAATGTCCCATTCAGCGGAATGTTCGTTCACACCAATTGCGTAACCATTTTCAATCCTATTGGCCACCAGCCATTTTTGAAAAGCTCCGAAATACATACGGAAAGCGATCAAGAGATCAACTGGGCAACAAGAGATCAAACGAGTCACACCTGCTGTAACTTTCTCAACGGATCTGCGTTCATCTTTGAGTGAATCAGTAAAATAGTGAGCTGAACGCACACCTTTCTTGGCCTTTTGAACAATGCTCTTAACACGCTCCTCAAGCTCTAAAGCTTCTGGCGTTGTCAGATCATAGTCCATGTCCGTACCCCAAAACCTCGTCTTTGAAGAAGAACCAGACATACAATTCCAAGGGTAACCAGAAGAGGTAGTCCTAGGGATGGCAGTCCAGTAACCACTCGAATCTCCAAGAACGGCTTCTTCATAGCCGTACACTACAGGAGAAACAAAAACTTTGGAGTTACGTACCAGTGATTCACAGAGATCAAGAATGGCGACCTTCAAAAGCGTCTCATCAATATAAAGATCGGGTTGGCAATACTTACGGAGAGCCATTTCGTTCGGGTCAATCCTTTCTCCATTGTTTCTGTAGAATGGACGAAGTCGAGCCGGAAACCGAGTGACGGGAAAAGCCAAACCAGCTATATGCGATGGGATAATCTTTGACTTGCCAATTGATCTTGGGTAAGGCTTGCAGTCTGGGATTTTCCCAATGCAAT